TTATGGACGCATTATGGACATTCCTGACACCGGGTTAAGAGTCACAGCATCTTGTAAGAAATCCGGTGCAAAGTGTGCGTAGGTCATAGTTTGCTGAATGTTAGAATGACCCAGGATGCGCTGCAATGTGATTATGTTACCTCCATTCATTATAAAATGTGTGGCAAATGTATGCCTCAAAACATGCACTGCCTGTCCGTCAGGTAAATCGGGTTTTACTTCCCTGAGAGCGTTGCGCACTTTGTAGTAACTGGCATTAAAAAGCCTGCCTGAATTTTTGGTCTTGATCCGTTTAATCAGGTCCTGCGAAACGGGAATTGTCCTGCGCTTTCCGTTTTTAGTTTTCATAAACGTAACCATCTGGTTAATGATGTGTTCAGCTTTCAAATTAGACACTTCACTCCAGCGTCCACCAGTAGAAAGGCAGACCAGAGTTGCATTTAACTCATCACCATCAAGCATGGATAACAGCCGCGTAATCTCTTCACTGGACAAAAAAGCCATTTCCGTAACAGCTTCACGTAACCGTTTAATCTCACGGAACGGGTTGTGGGAGTGGTATTCACCGGCGTCAATTAACTTGGTGAACATCCCGCTCATTATTGCCAGATGTCGATTTACGCTGGCTGGTTTTAGACCATCGTTCATCATTACAACGCGATAATCAGTTATCGTTTTCTTTGTTAGCTGGTCAGCTCTGGACACTCCCATTTCTGCAAATTTGGCGATTATTGTCGTTAAACGCCCCGTTCAATATCTCCACGCTCATGTGATTTTCCGTGATATATCCACCATCTACCTAACAACTCTGTAAGAGTTCGGCGGTCGGCTGGTTTCTCCAACCACTCTTTGTTGTGGTAGTTAACCAGTACATGACGTTCGAATGCCTGAGCTTCACCTTTAGTTTTAAATTTCCGCCTGATACGTTTTCCATCTGCACCCTGCGGTCTGACGTCCACTTCATAACGACCATCATCGAGCTTTTTAATAGACATAAAGCCCTCCGATGACGCTGTTTACTTCTACTACTTGAAAATTAATGCAATTTTCTTTCGTACATTTACTACACACATATGCTGAATAAATCGTCAGCCAGTCTTCTGGTCTGAGTGGTGCAAGGTTGTTGAGTCTTGCCCAATGTGTGCGAGAGCCGGGGCTATTTGTCCAGCTGCTGGATCTGTTTCATCAAACATGAACCAGTCACGATACTTGCGAAAGCGTGGATGCTTAAACAGCTTCATACCTGCTTCCATAGGCATTTTTGATTTTCCTGATTCATATCCATGATATGTGTAGTAATTAATTCCAATTAATTCAGCAAGTTCCTTAGTTTTAAGGCGTTCGGATTCACGGATGAGCTTTAGTTTCTCACTTTGTTCACTTGACATAATTTTGCTAATCTCCAATTATATTGCTACTTGGCAATTTGTGATTCACTCAAAAAGGCTCTAGATGGCTCCAGTTGGTGAATCGCAAATCTTATGGAGGATAGCAAAGTGACGACAAATGTAGAAATTTCTTGTCCAACTAGCGATGAGGCAAGTTTCGAAAATGAAGCCAAACGTAAAAGCATTCAGATTTCAGAGCGCCCATCTGATTTGCTGTCGAAAGAAGGTTTTGCTCTTTACATCGGTAAGACACCACGCGCGGTGGCTGAAATGGCTAAAGCAGGAAAGCTGCCAGCCTTCTACATGACAGACCCATTAAAACCAAGAGGGAAAGCTGAATTATGGATTAATCGCCGTGAGTGGGACAAGTACGCAGCCCAACTGGTTGATGAAGCTCCGACAGAATGGCATGACTGGAAAAATCGCATTAGTTACAGCAAATCAAGACATGGCCGTGCGGCTTAAGGAGGAAAGGATGAACGAGCCTCGTTGTATTGCTCAGTTATTGCGTAACGAAAGCCCCAGGGCGATTGACTTCACCATCACCCACGGGAAGGGACGCAAGGGAATCATTATCCGCACCAAAAAACAGAGTCCGTTAAAAAAGGCTCTGACCTTTCTGAAAAGCCGGAGGGTATGGAAATGACAGCGATGACGCTCAATCTCGTCGAAAAACAGCCAGCAGCTATGCGCCGGATAATTGGTAAGCATCTTGCCGTCCCTCGCTGGCAGGATACATGTGATTATTATAATCAGATGATGGAGCGCGAACGGCTAACAGTTTGCTTTCATGCGCAGTTAAAACAACGTCACGCAACGATGCGTTTTGAAGAAATGAACGACGTCGAACGTGAACGGCTGGTTTGTGCAATTGATGAATTGCGTGGGGCATTCTCAAAACGCCGTCAGGTTGGCGCAAGTGAGTATGCATATATTAGTTTTTTAACAGTCAGTCAGCGTCGCACTTTATTTATGCATGCCGGATTGACTGAAAAAGAATTTAACCAGCCATACTGGCGAATTAATGAGGAATCATGTTACTGGCGTGATGCTTTATTCCGTGCATTACGTGAATTATTCAGTCTGTTTGAGTATGCACCGACAATTCTGACGTCGGTAAAACCAGAGCAATATCTGCATTAAGTAATTAACCAGAGTTTTTAACGCACTTAATCGTGCGGGGCTTCTTTTTGCCTGGAGAAAGTCATGCATACAGTTTCTGAAAATCAGTGCGGTAAATACGCATTACTGCTGCAACAGGCCAGAACCGAAGCACAGGCCGACGCTGCGACGCGCTTTTCTTCTCATCTTGACGCCATGATTCGCCATATCACAAAGGCGGAGTTATCCCGCGTGGAGATAGTCGAGCTGCTCAGTCAGGAGTCGGAAAAATTTCACAATATCGGATTGTCTCGCGGGGAGGTACTTTGATGTCCTGTTCTCATTCAGTTGTATTACTGAATAACGCCTTAAAAATCGCCGTTATGAAAAATGGCGATTTGTCTCTTATTCAACTTTGTCTTGATAAAGAAAAACGCGACATCACTGAATCTGTTATCGCGATTTATCAGAATGAATTAAACCTCCTGTCTGATGTGGTCAATTTACTTGTTAAACGCGCTGTATTTCACAAGCAAATTTCCTCCGTGGATGAACTGACGAAATTAACGACAGAAATCGCCAGCTATTGCGCTGATGAATTTAAAAAACTGAACGACAAAAGGAACTGGTAATGCCGGACAACGTAGATTTTATTCAGGAACAACAGGCTGAATTACTGGAGCGCCAGATTAACGCGGCAAGGGTAAAACATTGCGGTGCTTCTGCGCTGCTTTGCGAAGAGTGTGACGCGCCAATACCTGCTGCCCGTCGTGCGGCTTACCCGTCAGCCACGCGTTGTGTTTCCTGTCAGTCAGTCTTTGAAGCAAAAAACAAACATTACCGGAGAACGGCATGAGTATTCGTATTGAAATTGGCGAACGTTATGTCGTTACCAGTGACAGCTTTCAGTTTATTCTCCACGAGAAAAAGAGAGCGGAAAGCGGTAAAAACGCCGGTCAGGAATGGCTGGCGGTGGTTGGTTATTACCCGAAATTAAGCCAGCTCGTTTCCGGCCTGATGCATCACGATATTCTGACCGGAAGCGCAAAGTCTTTTGCTGATTTAAACGCGCAGGTTGAGCAACTCAGCAAGCGTTGTTCAGAGGCTTTTGGCTCATATGGCCGTTAAAGCTCCGGGCGTTTTGTCCCTCCGTCAGCATTTGCCGCAGGCACCGGTGAGACGTTTACCGGTGCTTATGCATGGAACGCGCCACGCGAGGCCGTCGGGCGAGAAAGACCTCTTACACGTGACGAGATGCGTCAGGTGCAAGGTGTTTTATCCACGATTAACCGCCTGCCTTACTTTTTGCGCTCGCTGTTTACTTCACGCTATGACTACATCCGGCGCAATAAAAGTCCGGTACACGGGTTTTATTTCCTCACATCCACTTTTCAGCGTCGTTTATGGCCGCGTATTGAGCGTGTGAATCAGCGCCATGAAATGAACACCGACGCGTCGTTGCTGTTTCTGGCAGAGCGTGACCACTATGCGCGCCTGCCTGGAATGAATGACAAGGAGCTGAAAAAGTTTGCCGCCCGTATCTCATCGCAGCTTTTCATGATGTATGAGGAACTCTGCGATGCCTGGGTGGATGCGCATGGCGAAAAAGAATCGCTGTTTACGGATGAGGCGCAGGCTCACCTGTATGGTCATGTTGCTGGCGCTGCACGTGCTTTCAATATTTCCCCTCTCTACTGGAAAAAATACCGTAAAGGACAGATGACCACGAGGCAGGCATATTCTGCCATTGCCCGTCTGTTTAACGATGAGTGGTGGACTCATCAGCTTAAAGGCCAGCGTATGCGCTGGCATGAGGCGTTACTGATTGCTGTCGGGGAGGTCAATAAAGACCGTTCTCCTTATGCCAGTAAACATGCCATTCGTGATGTGCGTGCACGCCGCCAGGCAAATCTGGAATTTCTTAAATCGTGTGATCTCGAAAACAGGGAAACCGGCGAGCGCATCGACCTTATCAGTAAGGTGATGGGCAGTATTTCTAATCCTGAAATTCGCCGGATGGAGCTGATGAACACCATTGCCGGTATTGAGCGTTACGCCGCAGCAGAGGGTGATGTGGGGATGTTTATCACGCTGACCGCGCCGTCAAAGTATCACCCGACACGTCAGGTTGGAAAAGGCGAAAGTAAAACCGTCCAGCTAAATCACGGCTGGAACGATGAGGCATTTAATCCAAAGGATGCGCAGCGTTATCTCTGCCGTATCTGGAGCCTGATGCGCACGGCATTCAAGGATAATGATTTACAGGTCTACGGTTTGCGTGTCGTCGAGCCACACCACGACGGAACGCCGCACTGGCATATAATGCTTTTTTGTAATTCGCGCCAGCGTAACCAGATTATCGAAATCATGCGTCGCTACGCGCTCAAAGAGGATGGAGACGAAAGAGGAGCTGCGCGAAACCGTTTTCAGGCAAAACACCTTAACCGGGGCGGTGCTGCGGGATATATCGCGAAATACATTTCAAAAAACATCGACGGCTATGCACTGGATGGTCAGCTCGATAACGACACCGGCAGGCCGCTGAAAGACACTGCAGCGGCTGTTACCGCATGGGCGTCAACGTGGCGCATCCCGCAATTTAAAACGGTTGGCCTGCCGACAATGGGGGCTTACCGTGAACTACGCAAATTGCCGCGCGGCGTCAGCATTGCTGATGAGTTTGACGAGCGCGTCGAGGCTGCACGCGCCGCTGCAGACAGTGGTGATTTTGCGTTGTATATCAGCGCGCAGGGCGGGGCAAATGTCCCGCGCGATTGTCAGACTGTCAGGGTCGCCCGTAGCCCGTCGGATGACGTTAACGAGTACGAGGAAGAAGTCGAGAGAGTGGTCGGCATTTACGCGCCGCATCTCGGCGCGCGTCATATTCATATCACCAGAACGACGGACTGGCGCATTGTGCCGAAAGTTCCGGTCGTTGAGCCTTTGACTTTAAAAAGCGGCATCGCCGCGCCTCGGAGTCCTGTCAATAACTGTGGAAAGCTCACCGGTGGTGATGCTTCGTTACCGGCTCCCACACCTTCTGAGCATGCCGCAGCAGTGCTTAATCTGGTTGATGACGGTGTTATCGAATGGAATGACCCGGAGGTCGTGAGGGCGCTCAGGGGTGCATTAAAACACGGTCGGAGAACGCCAAGTCGTCAGCAAAGAAACGGAAGCCCGTTAAAACCACATGAAATAGCACCATCGGCCAGACTGACCAGGTCTGAACGATTGCAAATCACCCGTATCCGCGTTGACCTTGCTCAGAACGGTATCAGGCCGCAGCGATGGGAGCTTGAGGCGCTGGCGCGTGGGGCAAGTGTAAATTACGACGGGAGAAGCTTCAGTTATCCTGTTATATGTGATTGGAGAGCGTATGAATTATGAGATTGTGATAAAAAGTAAATAATTAATATAATGCAATTGCTTGACTGTTTTAAAAGGGACAACGTAGTTGTGAACTATATTGTCCCGGGAGTATTAATTTTTAAATATGGATTGTATGTATTCTATAGTGCTATCTTTAGCTCTGATGTCTTTTAAAGTGTTATTTATGAAATCTATTATTCTGTCATTACTTAATAGTGGCGATAACGCATAACATGTTGTTGTGAATGTCATGACGTCACTAAAGCTTAGTGAAACACCTTTTGTCGCAGCGTTCTCAATCGCAAGAGACTCATCAATATCTAAGTTTGTTGCTCTTGGCCCTTTAAGGAAGATAACTTTTGAAATCCCGGATGCAGATGCTTTTGAAACGGCGTGATTAACATCTTGATAATTAAATGGTTTGTCTTTCACTTCTATAGAAAGGAAAACTATATCGTCATGATATACATCTATGTCCAGTATCTCTTTTGAGGAGCTACCGGCTGATTGACGGGATGTGCTTTTATTATCCATCCTCTTTGTTCACCTAATAAATGTAACGAAATTGCGGCAGCAATCGCGCATGTTTCTCCATCACAAGGATGAGATATAATATTATAAATAATCTTATGGAAATCAAAATTAATTGAGTTCGGCGTTATAACTCTATTGGTTCGCTGTAGGGTAAAATATAATGCAATAACAAGCATTTCATAAGCTAAGGTTTGGGTTGTTGCTGCATGTAATATATCAATTGAAAGTTGTTGTAAAACCTTATCATTTCCTCTGCGCACAGGGTTATCAGAGGAGTGGAGCATGTAACGAGCAGGTTTATTTAGAAATGGCTCATTTGATGCGCCTAACTTACCCTCTAAATATGGGCCTTCTACTTTGCTACTATTACCGAATGACATAAACTTCTTGCATCATAGGCTCCGTCTACGGGGGCATTAGCTTGTAAAGCCAGAGGGTTTACTCTAGGGTCTGTTGCTTTTGCAAGTAAACCAGTAATAAGTATATATCTGTATGTAAGGTGGGTGCCTAAAATTACATTTTGAATGGAGACCCATTGATTATTTGTTTTGTAATCAGTTAATTTTTTTGCATCGTTGATTGCATTTATAATTACATTATAGGCTTGCTCATGATTTACTAATACTTTCATAGGTGTCCTTTAGTAAGATATCCATTGGTAGACCTAATCGGCTTGCAACCACCTCTAATAATTCAAATAGTTCTAAAGCATCTAATCGCCTTTCAAAGCTTTCGATTTTAGATATATCTGATTGTGATAATCCTAGAAAAATGGCCAATTCTGACTGCGAAAGAGAAGCTTCTTTGCGTAGTTTGGTGAGAAGCTGGACTAGGCACCTGTATCTATGATCATGTATAGTTGGTTGTCGTTTTGCCATGTGGTTTAGAAGGTGATTGATTGTGTGTCGATCCTTACCTATCATTGGTTTTATTCCAAAATCGAATAATTGGTGCTAAAGAAGTGAACAAAATTTCAGCGGTGAGCTTATTTACTGGGGCAGGAGGGATGGATGTCGGTTTCTCTAATGCCGGGTTCCGAACAGTTTGGGCCAATGATATAGATAAGGATGCATGTGATACATTTAAGCTTAATCATGAATCACCTGTTTTTTGTGGTGATATTGATGAGATGCTAAGTGAATTGTCTGGGCTGAAAAATATAGGTTGTGTTTTTGGTGGGCCTCCATGCCAAGGATTTTCTGTGGCAGGGAAAATGGACGCTCATGATCCACGTAGTAAGCTGGTTATGTCATTCATGCGGGCGGTGGATATAATTCAACCAGAATGCTTTGTTATGGAGAATGTTAAGGCTTTAGCACAGTTGTCCAAATTTGAACCAGTTAGGTGTGAACTGTTTAAGATGGCTGAAAAGTCAGGCTATCGTTCAGCCTTGCTGGTGCTGAATTCTAAAGATTTTGGCGTTCCTCAGAATAGGGAACGTATGTTTTTTATAGGGTTTCGTTCCGAAAATGATGTGAAACGAGTTGAGGCGGCGATAAAAAAATACCAATATCTTTCGCCCACAGTTGGTGAGATTATTCGGCCTTTAGGGCGAGCGGGTAATCCAAACAATTCAAGAGTCTGTAATGCAAGGATTACAAATGCTGCTAAGCCAGTATTACGGAAGTCACCTTACGCGGGAATGATGTTTAACGGGCAGGGAAGACCAATTAACCCGAATGGGTATGCTTCAACTATAGCTGCTTCTATGGGGGGAATAGGACACCAATTATTGATGAAGAACACCTTTATGATGGCTCAACAAGTTATGTTGAGACTTATCATAATCATCTAATGAATGGTGGTGAGCCAAAAGATATGCACGATGTACCTAGTCGTTTACGTCGACTAACGATAGATGAGGCTCTTTTGATTCAAACATTCCCGAGTAATTATGTCTTTGTGGGGAAAAATTCGTCAATTTGGCGTCAGATAGGGAATGCTGTGCCTTGTAAATTGGCGCAGGCTGTTGCTGCAGGGGTTTTGGATGTCCTTACTGGTAAAACTATTAATGTTCAAAAGAGTCAAACAGAGTTGAGTTTGAATTCGAAAAACGGATCACATTTTCAAACCGATGGATGCAGAATTTAACATTGCTGCATGAGTTTGCATCTTGAAATCATAAGCTGTACTGCTTGGCTTGACCAGAATTGATGTGGGTAAGAAGTGGTTATGCACCCGCATTAAAACCGCCCCATTAAGCGGGCGGGCGAGGCGGGGATAGCACTGCGCGCTGGCGGTGGTGCTGATTTTATTTTTTCAGCGTCTCAGCACGTCGTAATGGCGTTTAGATTGTGCGCCGGGGCGTTGGTGTGTCTGCGGGCTGTTTTGTGCGGTGGTGAGTGTGTGAGGGCGTGATGAAGGGGTGTAAAAAAGCCGCCCGCAGGCGGCGATGTTCAGCCGTTGTCAGTGTCCAGTGAGTAGTTTTTAAAGCGGATGACCTCCTGGCCGAGCCAGCCGTTTATCTCGCGGATCCTGTCCTGTAACGGGATAAGCTCATTGCGGACAAAGACCTTTGCCACTTTCTCAATATCACCCAGCGACCCGACGTTCTCCGGCTTGCCGCCCATCAACTGAAAAGGGATGCGGTGCGCGTCCAGCAGGTCTGCGGCGCTGGCTTTTTTGATATTAAAAAAATCGTCCTTCGTTGCCACTTCACTGAGCGGGATAATTTTAATGCCGTCGGCTTTCCCCTGTGGGCATAGAGAAACAGGTTTTTAAAGTTGTTGCGGCCTTTCGACTTGACCATGTTTTCGCGAAGCATTTCGATATCGTTGCGATCCTGCACGGCATCGGTAACGTACATGATGTATCCGGCATGTGCGCCATTTTCGTAATACTTGCGGCGGAACAGCGTGGCCGACTCATTCAGCCAGGCAGAATTAAGGGCGCTGAGATATTCCGGCAGGCCGTACAGCTCCTGATTAATATCCGGCTCCAGCAGGTGAAACACGGAGCCGGGTGCGAAGGCTGTCGGCTCGTTGAAGGAAGGCACCCACCAGTAAACATCCTCCTCCACGCCACGGCGGGTATATTTTGCCGGTGAGGTTTCCAGTCTGATGACCTTGCCGGTGGTGCTGTAACGCTTTTCCAGAAACGCATTACCGAACACCAGAAAATCCAGCACAAAGCGGCTGAAATCCTGCTGGGAAAGCCACGGATGCGGGATAAATGTCGAGGCCAGAATATTACGTTTGACGTAAATCGGCGAGCTGTGATGCACGGCAGCACGCAGCTTTTTGCCAGACCGGTAAAGCTGACCGGCGGCTCATACCATCTGCCGTTACTGATGCACTCGACGTAATCCAGAATGTCACGGCGGTCGAGTACCGGCACCGGCTCGCCAAAGGTGAATGCCTCCATTTTCGGGGCGCTGGCGGTCATTGTTTTTGCCGCAGGTTGCGGTGTTTTCCCTTTTTTCTTGCTCATCAGTAAAACTCCAGAATGGTGGATGTCAGCGGGGTGCTGATACCGGCGGTGAGTGGCTCATTTAACAGGGCGTGCATGGTCGCCCAGGCGAGGTCGGCGTGGCTGGCTTCCTCGCTGCGGCTGGCCTCATAGGTGGCGCTGCGTCCGCTGCTGGTCATGGTCTTGCGGATAGCCATAAACGAGCTGGTGATGTCGGTGGCGCTGACGTCATATTCCAGACAGCCACGGCGGATAACGTCTTTTGCCTTGAGCACCATTGCGGTTTTCATTTCCGGCGTGTAGCGAATATCGCGCGCGGCGGGATAGAACGAGCGCACGAGCTGGAACACGCCGACACCAAGGCCGGTGGCATCAATACCGATGTATTCGACGTTGTATTTTTCGGTGAGTTTGCGGATGGATTCCGCCTGAGTGGCAAAGTCCATGCCTTTCCACTGGTGACGCTCAAGTATTCTGAATTTGCCACCGGCCACCACCGGCGGTGCCAGTACCACGCATCCGGCGCTGTCGCCACGGTGTGACGGGTCGTAACCAATCCATACCGGGCGGGAGCCGAACGGATTCGCGGCAAACGGCGCATAGTCTTCCCATTCTTCCAGCGTGTCGACCATGCAGCGTTGCAGCTCCTCGAACGGGAACACCGACGCCTTGTCGTCAACAAATTCACACATGAACAGGTTTTTAAAATCGTCGGCGCTGTTTTCGCGTTTAAGCTGCTCAATGTCGAACAGCGTGCAGCCACCTTTCAGGGCGTCCTCAATGGTGACAATCTGCCGCCACTGGCCGTCCGCACAGAGAAGCCCACCGGCAAGGGCGTTATGACTGACGTCGATTTCCACGCGTTCGGCGGCGCTGGCGCGTCCCCGGTTGAACAGTTCACCCGACCAGAACGGGTAGGCGTCGTGCGCCAGCGTGGACGGGGTGGAGAAATAGGTCGAGCGCAGGTGACTTTGTGAGGCCATACCTGATGCCACCTTACGCAGTACCTGAAAATTCGGGATCCAGAAAATCTCGTCGACGTACAGGTCGCCGTTATGGCTCTGTGCGGTGTTGGAGTTGGTGCCGAGAAAAATCAGTTTTGCGCCGTTATTGCCCAGGACAATCGGGTCACCGGTCAGGTCAACGTCAACCAGCCGGGCAAAGGCGATGATGTATTCGCGGAACACATACGCCTGCGTTTTACTGGCCGACAGAAAAATCTGGTTATGGCCGGTTTTCAGGGCGCGCAGCAGCGCCTCGCGGGAAAAATAAAACGTCGCGCCAATCTGGCGGGATTTCAGGATATCGCGGATGCGGTGCTCAAGCCCGGCGCGATACCAGTGCAACTGATAGTCGAAAGACTGCTCAAAGAAAATTTGCTCCAGCTTTTCGATGGCCTCGTCACTGAAAAAATTCTTTTTCGGTTTGCGTCGCCCGCCTTTGTTGCGGTTAGCGACGTTCGGATTAAGGTCTGCCTCGTTGCCGGTCTGACTGTAACGGTTGACCCGTGCCAGTCGTTCAATCTGACGTCCCAGCAGGTCAATTTCCTTGAAGTCACCGCCGGTTTTCTGCGGTTTGATGATGAGCTGGGTCAGCCGCGCTTCCAGACTCATTTCGACACGGCTGATGGGGGCAACGCTGTCCCAGCCGTCGCGCTGTTTCCAGCTCTGCACCGTCGGGCGTTTCATCTGCAACATGGCGGCAATCTGCGGCACGGAAAACCCCTGCCAGTACAGCAGCGCCGCATGACGACGCGGGTCGTGTAAAAGAGTGGTGTCTGTGGTGATGGTCATGAATACCTCGCCGTGATGAATACACGGCAAGGCTACTGAGTCGCGCCCCGCGATTCGCTAAGGTGCTGTTGTGTCAGTGATAAGCCATCCGGGACTGATGGCGGAGGATGCGCATCGTCGGGAAACTGATGCCGACATGTGACTCCTCTAATCACTATTCAGGACTCCTGACAATGGCAAAAAAAGCATCAAAATTCTTTCGTATCGGCGTTGAGGGTGACACCTGTGACGGGCGTGTCATCAGTGCGCAGGATATTCAGGAAATGGCCGAAACCTTTGACCCGCGAGTCTATGGTTGCCGCATTAACCTGGAACATCTGCGCGGCATCCTGCCTGACGGTATTTTTAAGCGTTATGGCGATGTGGTCGAACTGAAGGCCGAAAAGATTGACGATGATTCGGCGCTGAAAGGCAAATGGGCGCTGTTTGCGAAAATCACCCCGACCGATGACCTTATCGCGATGAACAAGGCCGCGCAGAAGGTCTATACCTCAATGGAAATTCAGCCGAACTTTGCCAATACCGGCAAATGTTATCTGGTGGGTCTGGCCGTCACCGATGACCCGGCAAGCCTCGGCACGGAATACCTGGAATTCTGCCGCACGGCAAAACACAACCCCCTGAACCGCTTCAAATTAAGCCCTGAAAACCTGATTTCAGTGGCAACGCCTGTTGAGCTGGAATTTGAAGACCTGCCTGAAACCGTGTTCACCGCCCTGACCGAAAAGGTGAAATCCATTTTTGGCCGCAAACAGGCCAGCGATGACGCCCGTCTGAATGACGTGCATGAAGCGGTGACCGCTGTTGCTGAACATGTGCAGGAAAAACTGAGCGCCACTGAGCAGCGCCTCGCTGAGATGGAAACCGCCTTTTCCGCACTTAAGCAGGATGTGACTGACAGGGCGGATGAAACCAGCCAGGCATTCACCCGCCTGAAAAACAGCCTCGACCACACCGAAAGTCTGACCCAGCAGCGCCGCAGCAAGGCCACCGGCGGTGGCGGTGACGCCTGATGACGAACTGCTGACCGGCGTCAGTCAGTCCGGGAAAACCTTCACGATTAACCCTTAATTTCAGGAAAAACTATGCGCCAGGAAACCCGCTTTAAATTTAATGCCTACCTGTCCCGTGTTGCCGAACTGAACGGCATCGACGCCGGTGATGTGTCGAAAAAATTCACCGTTGAACCGTCGGTCACCCAGACCCTGATGAATACCATGCAGGAGTCCTCTGACTTTCTGACCCGCATCAACATTGTGCCGGTCAGCGAAATGAAAGGGGAAAAAATTGGTATTGGTGTCACCGGCTCCATCGCCAGCACCACCGACACCGCCGGTGGCACCGAGCGTCAGCCGAAGGACTTCTCGAAGCTGGCGTCAAACAAGTACGAATGCGACCAGATTAACTTCGATTTTTATATCCGCTACAAAACGCTTGACCTGTGGGCGCGTTATCAGGATTTCCAGCTCCGTGTCCGTAACGCCATTATCAAACGCCAGTCCCTTGATTTCATCATGGCCGGTTTTAACGGCGTGAGGCGTGCCGAAACCTCTGACCGCAGCAGCAATCCGATGCTGCAGGATGTGGCGGTCGGCTGGCTGCAGAAATACCGCAATGAAGCCCCGGCGCGCGTGATGAGCAAGGTCACTGACGAGGAAGGTCACACCACCTCTGAGGTCATCCGCGTGGGTAAAGGCGGTGATTATGCCAGCCTCGATGCACTGGTGATGGATGCGACCAACAACCTGATTGAGCCGTGGTATCAGGAAGACCCTGACCTTGTGGTGATTGTGGGGCGTCAGCTACTGGCGGACAAGTATTTCCCCATCGTTAACAAGGAGCAGGACAACAGCGAAATGCTGGCCGCTGACGTCATCATCAGCCAGAAACGCATCGGTAACCTGCCGGCGGTACGCGTCCCGTACTTCCCGGCGGATGCGATGCTCATCACGAAGCTGGAAAACCTGTCCATCTACTACATGGATGACAGCCATCGCCGCGTGATTGTGGAAAACCCGAAACTCGACCGCGTGGAGAACTACGAGTCAATGAACATTGATTACGTGGTGGAAGACTACGCCGCCGGTTGTCTGGTGGAAAAAATTAAGGTCGGTGATTTCTCCACACCGGCTAAGGCGACCGCAGAGCCGGGAGCGTAACCGATGACGAGTCCCGCACAGCGCCACATGATGCGGGTCTCGGCAGCGATGACCGCGCAGCGGGAAGCCGCCCCACTGCGACATGCAACTGTCTATGAGCAGATGCTGGTTAAGCTCGCCGCAGACCAGCGCACACTGAAAGCGATTTATTCAAAAGAGCTGAAGGCCGCGAAAAAACGCGAACTGCTGCCGTTCTGGTTGCCGTGGGTGAACGGCGTGCTGGAGCAGGGCAAAGGTGCACAGGATGACATTCTGATGACGGTCATGCTGTGGCGTCTGGATACCGGCGATATTGCCGGTGCGCTGGAGATTGCCCGTTATGCCTGAAGTACGGTCTGACCATGCCGGGTAAACACCGCCGCACCCCGCCGTACATGTTCACCGAGGAGGTGGCGCTCGCGGCCATGCGCGCCCACGCTGCCGGTGAGTCTGTGGATCCCCGCCTGCTGACGGAGACCCTCGAACTGACCGCCACGGCTGACATGCCTGATGAAGTGCGCGCAAAGCTGCACAAAATCACCGGTCTGTTTCTGCGTGACGGTGGTGATGCCGCCGGTGCGCTGGCTCACCTGCAACGTGCGACACAGCTCGACTGTCAGGCAGGCGTCAAAAAAGAGATTGAACGACTGGAGCGGGAGCTGAAACCGAAGCCGGAGCCGCAACCCAAAGCGGCCACCCGTGCCACGCGTAAGACCCGGAGCGTGACACCGGCAAAACGTGGACGCCCGAAAAAGAAAGCCAGTTAACAACCGAATGCGCCCCGCGCCAGGGCGGCACGCCGGTCAGTGAGGGTGAATCACCTGACACTACACCGGCGTCCACCGCCCGACTTTTCAGAGGTAGTCATGATGACGCTGATTATTCCGCGAAAGGAGGCTCCCGTGTCCGGTGAGGGTACGGTGGTCATCCCGCAACCGGCAGGCGACGAGCCGGTGATTAAAAACACGTTCTTTTTTCCCGATATCGACCCGAAGCGCGTCCGGGAACGTATGCGCCTTGAGCAGACCGTCGCCCCCGCCCGTCTGCGTGAGGCCATCAAGTCAGGCATGGCTGAAACGAATGCGGAGCTGTACGAGTACCGCGAACAGAAAATTGCTGCCGGTTTTACGCGTCTGGCGGACGTCCCGGCGGACGACATCGACGGTGAAAGCATCAAAGTTTTCTACTACGAGCGCGCCGTGTGTGCGATGGCGACCGCGTCGCTTTATGAGCGTTATCGCGGCGTGGATGCCAGTGCGAAAGGCGACAAGAAGGCTGACAGCATTGACAGCACCATTGATGAACTGTGGCGGGATATGCGCTGGGCAGTGGCGCGCATCCAGGACAAGCCGCGCTGCATCGTGAGTCAAATCTGATGAAGACCTTTGCGCTACAGGGCGACACGCTCGACGCCATTTGTGTCCGGTATTACGGGCGCACTGAGGGCGTGGTTGAAGCCGTGCTTGCCGCAAATCCGGGACTGGCTGAACTGGGTGCGGTGCTGCCGCACGGCACCGCCGTCGAACTGCCCGACGTTCAGACCGCGCCCGTGGCTGAAACTGTCAATCTGTGGGAGTAACGCATGACAGCAGAAGAAAAAAGCGTCCTGTCGCTTTTCATGATTGGGGTGCTGATTGTTGTCGGCAAGGTGCTTGCCGGTGGTGAACCCATCACCCCGCGTCTGTTTATCGGGCGCATGTTGCTCGGTGGTTTTGTCTCGATGGTTGCCGGTGTTGTTCTGGTGCAGTTTCCTGACCTGTCACTGCCTGCGGTGTGCGGCATCGGCTCCATGCTGGGTATCGCCGGTTATCAGGTGATTGAGATTGCCATTCAGCGCCGCTTTAAGGGCAGGGGGAAACAGTAATGCCGGAAATTAACACGCATCAGAATATCGCTGCCTTTCTCGACATGCTGGCCGTGTCCGAAGGGACGGCGAATCACCCGCTGACGAAAAACCGGGGCTATGACGTGATAGTCACCGGACTGGACGGGAAGCCGGAAATCTTCACCGACTACAGTGACCACCCGTTCGCGCATGGCCGACCGGCGAAGGTGTTTAACCGTCGCGGTGAAAAATCCACGGCCTCCGGTCGCTATCAGCAGCTTTACCTTTTCTGGCCGCATTACCGCAAACAGCTTGCCCTGCCGGATTTCAGTCCGTTGTCACAGGACAGACTCGCCATTCAGTTGATCCGCGAACGCGGTGCGCTGGATGACATCCGGCGGGACGCATTGAGCGCGCCATTTCACGCTGTCGCAATATCTGGCGTCCCTGCCGGGTGCCGGTTACGGTCAGCGTGAGCATTCACTGGAAAAACTGGTCACCGTCTGGCGTACCGCCGGCGGCGTACCGGCTTAAACGGAGTAAACACCATGAAGAAATTATCCCTTTCACTGATGCTGAACGTGTCGCTGGCGCTGATGCTGGCACTGTCCCTGATTTACCCGCAGAGCGTGGCCGTCAGTTTTGTCGCCACCTGGGCGATTCTGGCGACGGTTATCTGTGTGGTTGCCGGTGGTGTCGGCGTGTATGCCACGGAGTATGTGCTGGAACGCTACGGGCGGGAGCTGCCGCCGGAATCGCTGGCCGTGAAGATTGTCACGGCGCTGTTTTTGCAGCCGGTGCCGTGGCGTAGACGGGCGGCGGCTCTGGTGGTGATGGTGGCGACGTTTATCTCGCTGGTCGCTGCCGGGTGGATTTTTACCGCGCTGATTTACCTCGTGGCGTCGGTGTTCTTCCGGCTGATACGTACGGCCTGTCGTCAGCGTTTTGAGGGGCGGGAACCATGTCAAAGCTGATGATTGTGCTGGTTGTGTTGTTATCACTGGCGGTGGCCGGTCTGTTTCTGACGAAGCATGAAAACGCCAGCCTGCGCACCTCACTGGACAGGGCGAGCAACGTCGCCAGCGGGCAGCAGACGACCATCACCATGCTGAAAAATCAGCTTCATGTTGCCCTCACCAGGGCAGACAAAAACGAGCTGGCGCAGGTAGCACTGCGTCAGGAACTGGAGAACGCCGCGAAGCGTGAAGCACAGCGCGAGAAAACCATCACGAGGTTACTTAATGAAAACGAAGATTTTCGCCGCTGGTACGGCGCTGACCTGCCTGATGCTGTGCGCCGGTTGCACCAGCGCCCGGCCTGCACTGACGCCAGTGATTGTCGCCAACGCCTGCCCGAAAGTGAGCCTTTGCCCGATGCCGGGCAGTGACCCGCAGACGAACGGCGATTTAAGTGCCGATATCCGGCAGCTTGAGAACGCGCTGGCACGCTGTGCCAGCCAGGTAAAAATGATTAAACACTGTCAGGACGAAAACGATGCTCAAACCCGACAGCCTGCGCAGGGCGCTGACTGATGCCGTCACGGTGCTGAAAACCAGTCCCGAGATGCTGCGGATATTCGTGGATAACGGGAGTATTGCCTCCACACTGGCGACGTCGCTGTCATTTGAAAAGCGTTACACGCTCAATGTCATTGTGACCGACTTTACCGGTGATTTTGACCTGCTCATCGTGCCGGTGCTGGCGTGGCTGCGGGAAAATCAGCCCGACATCATGACCACCGACGAAGGCCAGAAAAAGGGCTTCACGTTTTATGCGGACATCAACAATGACAGCAGCTTTGATATCAGCATCAGCCTGATGCTGACCGAGCGCACGCTGGTCAGTGAGGTGGATGGCGCACTGCATGTGAAGAATATCCCGGAACCTCCGCCGCCGGAGCCGGTCACCCGCCCGGTGGAGCTTTATATCAATGGCGAACTGGTGAGCAAGTGGGATGAATGAGTTTAAGCGTTTTGAAGACCGGCTGACCGGACTTATTGAATCGCTGTCACCGTCAGGGCGTCGGCGACTGAGTGCCGAACTGGCGAAACGTCTGCGGCAGAGTCAGCAGCGCCGGGTGATGGTACAGAAAGCCCCGGACGGCACACCCTACGCACCACGCCAGCAGCAGAGCGCCAGAAAAAAGACCGGTCGCGTTAAGCGAAAAATGTTTGCGAAACTTATCACCAGTCGTTTTTTGCATATCCGTGCCAGCCCGGAGCAGGCATCAATGGAATTTTACGGCGGGAAGTCGCCGAAAATCGCCAGTGTGCATCAGTTTGGTCTGTCGGAAGAAAACCGGAAAGACGGTAAGAAAATTGATTATCCGGCGCGTCCTCTGCTCGGCTTTACCGGTGAGGATGTGCAGATGATTGAAGAGATTATCCTGACTCACCTCGATCGTTAGTTGTGCCATTCCCGACACCTCATCGCTGCTGCCGGTGCTTATCGGCAGCAGTCTTCTGTTAGAATACTTTAAAACTAAAGCTAAGGTTGTGTGCTTATGTTTTCTCTTATATTCGAGAAAAAATCGGAGATATCGCTGTTTTTCAGATTTAAACCTGCTTTGTTATTAAATTCAGATTCTAACGAAGGTGAGTTTTGAAACGCAACGATAATTTGACATAAATAACTCAAAAGAACTTCTTTTGGCATGGGGGTTTCTCTGCAATAATCAATAAATAGTTCTCCGAAGCAGAATATTCTCTCTACGATCTGCTTTTTCATTTGTGAGAGTTTTTGATTGAGCTGTTCTATTGTAGTTATGTTGGCTAGCTTTAAACTATTTAGTAGGTATCCCAAATCTTTATCCTTGTATCGGCCATGTACTGTGATTCCTGTTTTTTCTTTTATCTCTTCTGAAAGTTCACTCATAATTCGACTTGTGTTTAAGAATTCATCCAAAGTGAAAATATCTAAAGCTGAATCACTAGTTCCTTGCTCTAGTTCTTTTGCAACCTCTTTCTGCCGTTCAGAAATCTTTTTTCTGATTTTAATAAATTCATCATCGGCCATTTCTAAAAGACCAGCTAAGCGTGAAAAGTATCTTCTTATTTCATTAGGCAGTCCTGTGGCCGACTTATAACCAATGTCGTGTTCAATTTCCGCCCAGGCATGCTGAAGGATTGATCGTATTTGTAATTCGGCTTTGATGTTTTTATATACTTCATATTCTTTTAAGTTTGTTCTGGTTGAGCTTAAAGTTACTATATAATGAAGTGATAAGTAACCAAATTTATCAGGCGCAATTGAGGTTCTTTTATCAATAGAGTTCTCTTGGTCAATGGTGAACTCCTTTTCAACTATAGCAGCTATCTTATCAACATCATCAGCATAATGTGTGATGATCCTGATACCAACGATATCAGTAATATCATCTATAGACTTGTATTTTCCCTTTTTATTAATCTTGCCTTCAAGGCTTTTTTTTGTTTTAACTCTTGATTCTAGTGAGTGAATTGAAATTTTTTCATTGCGAATTAACGTGGTTAATAACGATTTAAGAGTAAGGGCATAGGATTCAAATTTATCTTTCCGTTCATCATAAGTAATTAGAATGTCTGACATGCGTGTATCCATTGGCTCCAATTAGTGAGGATGTTTTTTTGCCAGTTAAGTAATCATTATATTCACTTCAAATGGAGTGTTGTGTCAACCTTAGAAAAACACTCTTTTATTGTTCTCATCAGTTCTCAGCAGCATGCTAGATCTTATGAAAACACTCGCAAATATCCAGGAACTCGCGCGCACGCTGCGCAACATGATACGCCCCGGCATTATCGTCGAAACCGACCTTAACGCCAGTCGCTGCCGTGTGCAGACCGGCGGCATGTGCACCGACTGGCTTCAGTGGCTGACCCATCGTGCCGGACGTTCGCGCACATGGTGGGCACCTTCCGTGGGGGAACAGGTGCTGATTCTGGCCGTGGGCGGTGAACTCGACACGGCGTTCGTTCTGCCGGGGATTTATTCCGGTGATAACCCCGCGCCGTCTGCGTCGGCGGATGCCCTGCATATCCGTTTCCCTGACGGGGCGGTGATTGAGTATGAACCCGAAACCAGTGCACTCACGGTAAGCGGAATTAAAACGGCCAGCGTGACGGCTTCTGATTCTGTTACTGCCACGGTGCCGGTGGTCACGGTGAAAGCATCAACCCGCGTCACCCTGGACACACCAGAGGTGGTCTGCACCAACAGGCTGATTACCGGCACGCTGGAAGTGCAGAAGGGCGGGACGATGCGCGGCAACATTGAACACACCGGCGGTGAACTCTCATCAAACGGTAAAGTACTGCATACCCATAAACACCCCGGCGACAGCGGCGGCACAACCGGGAGTCCTCTATGACAGCGCGTTATCTTGGAATGAATCGCAGTGATGGCCTGACTGTCACTGACCTTGAGCATATCAGCCAGAGTATCGGCGATATCCTGCGCACACCGGTCGGCTCACGGGTGATGCGTCGTGATTACGGCTCGTTGCTGGCGTCAATGATTGACCAGCCGCAGACCCCGGCGCTTGAGTTGCAGATTAAGGTTGCCTGTTACATGGCGGTGCTGAAATGGGAACCCCGCGTCACCCTGTCATCCGTCACCACTGAGCGCAGTTTTGACGGGCGAATGACGGTCACATTAACCGGTCAGCACAACGACACCGGCCAGCCACTTTCGTTAACCATCCCTGTGAGTTGAAACCATGCCGATTATCGACCTGAACCAGCTACCCGCACCGGATGTGGTTGAGGAGCTGGACTTTGAAACCATTCTCGCCGAACGCAAGGCGACACTGATTTCCCTTTACCCGGAAGACCAGCAGGAGGCGGTCGCCCGTACCCTGACGCTGGAATCTGAGCCTCTCGTCAAACTGCTGGAGGAAAATGCTTATCGTGAGCTTATCTGGCGTCAGCGTGTGAATGAGGCTGCACGGGCGGTGATGCTGGCCTGTGCAGCCGGTAATGACCTTGATGTGATTGGTGCCAATTACAACACCACGCGCCTGATTATCACCCCGGAAGATGATTCGACCATTCCGCCGACACCGGCAGTGATGGAATCTGACACCGATTATCGTCTGCGTATTCAGCAGGCGTTTGAAGGTTTAAGCGTCGCCGGGTCGGTGGGTGCCTATCAGTATCATGGCCGCAGTGCCGACGGGCGTGTCGCGGATATCTCTGTCACCAGTCCGTCTCCGGCCTGCGTCACTATCTCCGTGCTGTCACGTGAAAATAACGGCGTCGCATCCGAAGACCTGCTGGCCGTGGTGCGTAACGCCCTTAATGGCGAGGACGTCAGGCCGGTGGCCGACCGCGTGACCGTGCAGTCTGCCGCCATTGTTGAATATCAGATAAACGCCACGCTTTACCTTTACCCAGGTCCCGAAAGCGAACCCATCCGCGCTGCTGCCGTGAAAAAACTGGAAGCGTACATCACGGCACAGCACCGGCTTGGGCGCGACATCCGTCTGTCTGCCATTTATGCCGCTTTGCATGTGGAAGGCGTGCAGCGTGTCGAACTGGCTGCACCGCTGGCCGACATCGTGCTCAACAATACGCAGGCGTCTTTCTGTACCGAATACAGCGTCGTGACCGGAGGCTCGGATGAGTGATTCGCGACTGCTGCCGACTGGCTCATCACCGCTTGAAGTCGCCGCCGCAAAAGCCTGTGCGGAAATTGAAAAAACGCCGGTCAGTATTCGTGAGCTGTGGAACCCGGATACCTGTCCGGCAAATCTGCTGCCGTGGCTGGCGTGGTCATTTTCGGTTGACCGCTGGATGATAAGTGGCCGGAAGCGACAAAACGCGCTGTTATCCGCGATGCGTATTTCATTCACTGCCATAAGGGCACTATAGGCGCAATCCGGCGTGTGGTGGAGCCGCTCGGCTATCTGATTGAGGTGAGGGAGTGGTGGCAACTCAACGAGGAGCCGGGGACGTTCCGCATCGTTGTTGGCGTGCTTGAGCAGGGTATTACCGAGGAAATGTATCAGGAGCTGGAGCGCCTCGTTGCTGATGCAAAACCGGCAAGCCGCCATCTGACGGGACTGGCTATCAGTTTAAGTACAACCGGCAACATTTTTGCCGGTGCGGGATGCTATCACGGTGACGCCCTGACGGTTTATCCCTACACCCCGGAGGCCATTATTGTCGGAGGGATTATTTCCCGGCCTCGGCCATTCATTTAATTGATAACCTGAGAGTAAACGCATGACAGTGAAATACTACGCCATTCTGACTAATCAGGGCGCAGCACGGCTGGCTAACGCGACGATGCTCGGCAGTAAGCTGAATCTGACGCAAATGGCCGTTGGTGATGCGAATGGTGTCTTGCCGACACCAGACCCGGCACAGACAAAACTGATTAACCAGAAACGCATCGCGCCGCTGAATCTTCTGAGTGTTGACCCGAACAACCAGAGCCAGATTATTGCGGAGCAAATCATCCCTGAGAACGAGGGCGGATTCTGGATCCGTGAGATTGGGCTTTATGATGATGAAGGCGTACTCATTGCGGTGGCGAACTGCCCGGAAACGTACAAACCGCAGTTGCAGGAAGGCAGTGGTCGTACCCAGACTATCCGCATGATTCTGGTTGTCACGAATACCGAAGCCATCACGCTGAAAATCGACCCGTCGGTGGTACTGGCGACCCGTAAATACGTGGATGATGAAGTCCTGGAATTAAGGCTGTATGTGGATGACCAGATGAGAAACCACATTGTCGCACAGGATCCTCATACCCAGTATGCGCAGAAACATAATCCGACATTTACCGGAGAACCAAAAGCGCCGACGCCTGCCGCAGGAAATAACACCACGCGGATTGCGACCACTGCGTTTGTACAGGCCGCTATTACCGCTCTGATTAACGGCGCGCCAGCCACGCTGGACACACTGAAAGAAATTGCCGCAGCCATTAACAATGACCCGAAATTCAGTACCACCATTAACAATGCGCTGTCAGGTAAGCAGCCACTGGATGAGACGCTGACTAATTTGAGTGGAAAGGATGTTGCCGGTCTTCTCGCATAC